CAGACAGAAAGTTTCGAGGCAACAGACGCAGCTGCCAGAACTTATGCCGATGAATTGAAAAAGGAGAACGCCGAACTCAAGGCCAAGCTTGATCGGATAAAGAGCGCGGCGTCTGAGATTTAGCCTATCCGCCAAGTGCGGAAAAGGAAACGGGCGCGTAACTGAGTATCGGAAGCGCGTCCAGCACGGCAACGCAGCGCACTGCGGGTGCTCTTTGCATCAGTTGCGTAGACAGATTGGCTAGACTTTCTCCCCTCGTTGGTCTAGCTACCCGCTGGCATACCGGGCAATGTATGCCATTTGCTTTTCCATTTTCAATATGCTATAATCTTAGTATCAAAATGAGGTGTCGCTTGCCAAGGCCAAAGACATTCGTCTATATCGACCTGACGCACACCTGCGGACACGCGTTCAACGGAATGTGTCAGGAGCGGGACAAGCCATACTGGCTATCGACCTGCGACTATGAGTGCGGCGACTGCATGAATGCCAAGGACGAAGTGGAATTCAAGTGGGCGCAACTGCTTGGGACGTATCTCGAACGCTACATCGCAGGACGCCAGCGTTACGCCGTGATGACCACGCTTATGAATCTGATAGTGAAATCAAAGACAATCTCCTGCAACACCACGTCCGAGGAGATAGAGTCGGCTCTCAGGCGCATGTCCATCATCTCCGACCCGCGTTGGTGGATAGTCCACTGCGTAGCCGTGCCGAATCCCTCCACGTTGCAGCTTTGCATGAAGTCTTCATCGAACTGGCGCGCCTTGACACCTAGCAAACAGACGTATTTCGTTGGCATACCCAAGACGCAGCGCGACCTAGAGGGCGTTGAGAATGCGAGGAAGTGATGGCTAAGAGCGATTTAGCGGCAGATGTGCGTGAAGTCTACGAGGCTCTTGGGCGTGGAGACGCCGTCCGTAAGGATTTCTCTAGCGATGGAGCCTACGGAATGTATAGGGCCGCACGGGATGTAGACGAGTCAGGCAAGAATGAAATCCAAAAGGCCGTCTACGCAACCGTTCTGAAGGCCGCGCAACTCGAAAAGGACAGGAGCGATATAGAGGCCAACCAGCGCATGAAGGAACTCCACTTCACCTATGAACAGTTGAAACAGGCGCAGATGAACGTCTCCGCTGGAATAGTCAAGCCCCCTGAATACGACCCTGCCAATGCCATGAGGCCAGTTGAGGTCGAGGGATGAAGTGCGACTTCCTATGGTCAAGGAACTTCCCCAAGTTTGATGACAGGATTGCATGGCTGGAACTGCGCCAGAACTGGTTGCACTATGGTTCACTGGATGGCTACTGCGCGGCGCAAGTCCGGCAGATGTGCAGGGAAGACCCGCTTTTCTACATGAATGTCTTCGGATTTGTTCAAGAACCAAGGCCGGAAGACCCTACCGCAGGGACAACCTTGATGTTCCTGATGTATGAGTTCCAGATGGAAGCCATGAAAAAGCTCGTGCTGGACTATGGCGAACGCGACCTAGTGATAGACAAGTCCCGCGACATGGGCGCATCGTGGCTGTTCATCTTTCTGTTCGATTGGGCGGCGCGTTTCCTGCCCGGACAGAACCTATTGATGGTTTCACGCAATGAGGACTATGTTGACAAGACGGGTAATAACAAGGCTCTGTTCCAGAAGCTGGACTTCATAGACTCCAAGTTGCCGATGTTCCTGTGTCCATCCATTCCGCGCAACAAACTGCGTTCAAAGATGCACGTGGAATATCCCGACACTGGCAGCGTGATAGATGGAGAGTCCACTACAGGCAACGCCGCACGTGGAGACAGGCGCACAGCGTTGCTCATAGACGAGTTCGCGGCCTTTGACATCAACGACGGCTACAACGCCCTAGCGTCCACGCGAGACGTTACAAAGTGCCGCTACTTCAACTCCACCCGCAAATTCGGTTCCAATGCGTTCAACGACATCAAGGAAAAGGCTATGGAGCCGGGTTCGCAGATAGACTATCTGCGGATGCACTGGACTATCCATCCTAGCAAGTCCAAGGGCCTGTATCAATGGAAGGACGGAACCGAAGCACCTGTGTTCTTCAACTCGCGGTTGCCGGACGATTACCCGTTCAAGAAGGATGGCAGGATACGCAGCCCTTGGTATGACTACGAGGAGGGACGTTGCGGAAACGTAATCGAGATGAGCATCGAGGTTGACATGGAGGATGGTGGAAGCCAATACCAGTTCTTCGAGACAGAAGTATTCCTGCCATTGATAAATGAACGGTGCCGCGACCCTGAGTTTGTGGGAGACATCCTTGTCTCTGGAACTGAATTCGTGGGGCTTATCCCCAATCCGCAGGGCAAGTTGCGCATGTGGATTAAGCCTAACGACTATGATAACTTCCATCCGCCTAATGATTCATGCTACGTGTTCGGCGTTGACATAGCCACTGGCACAGGCGCGTCCAACTCCGTAATCGTAGGCGGCAAACTGTCCACTGGCGAAAAGGTTCTGGAATACGCCGACCCCAATATCACCCCGGATGACTTGGCGCATCTAGCCACTGCGCTATGCAAAGTGTTCAAGGGCGTCAACAACTCCAATGCCTATCTCATTTGGGAGGGCAACGGCCCCGGTTCGCAGTTCTACATGGAACTCAAGAAGTCCCTTGTAATGTCCATCTACTATCGCAAGGACGAAAACAACATAGCCGCCGTAGCCTCGTTGAACCCCGGCTGGCAGACTAGCGCGAAAAACAAGCTGTTCCTCCTTGGCGAGTATCGCAGGGCCTTGAAGTTTGGCGAGTTCAAGAATCCATCCAAGGAGTCCTACGAGGAATGCGTGTGCTACATACGCGTCCAGAATGGCGACATAGTGCATCGCAAGTCCATAGGCTCAATCGACCTGTCAGGCGCAAGGGCAAACCACGGCGACCGTGTTATAGCAGATGCCCTTTGCTGGTGGTTCATGCGTGAACTTGGAGTTGGTAGCGCACCCAGGCAGGAGGAGATCAAAAACGAAATCGACCTCAACACTATGGCTGGACGTATGGCGTTGAGGATGCAGGCCGAAAGCGATGCACAATATGAAAACCCGTTAGAATACTCAATGGGATTCATGTAAAGATTTTTTATGCGCTTCAGCATGGCATCTACGGCACAACACAATCAGGTCATCTAGATAGAACAATTCCCTTCTAGCGTGTTTATACGTCATGTGGTGAACTTCAATGTTATCTTTGCTTCCACATGCCTCGCATTCACTGTATGCTCTTTTGTGGCAGTATTCCTTGATTGCTCGCCAGTAGGAGGTCTTCAAAAAAGTTGCATAGTCCATATCCCTCAGTCTGTCTAAGAAATTATCTTGAAGCGAATATCCGCATGAATTGAATTCATCTAGTATTTCATTTAGAACGAGATGAAAATGTTTTCCATCGCAAAGTGCATTGCCTAGGATTTTGGACTGTTTTTTATTTCTTCCTTCAGGTTGACGAAACTTTATTTTTGGAACTCTGCTTTTGAACGTCTTTTGAATGCGTCCCCAATTAACTCTAGCATAACCCATTTGTGGTATCTCCATGTACGGATTCCCTTTTGGAATCCTATCGAGCGAGCATGTTCGCTTCGCTCACTGCTCTTATAAAGGCTAACCCTGAGAGAAGAAGAAGAGCAAGGACGCCCCTTACTGGCAATCCAGCACTTCTGCATTGAAACGTCTTCAGTCCTGTTGGGGGCGTCTTAAAAGCAGCATTCGCAACAGTCGCCTCTGAAAATCCGTTTCAACTGTGTTGTCGTTTTTGAACTCAGAAATATGGCGTGATTGAAAAAATGGCGATAAAATAGGGAAGTTCGGCTAACCCTTCGGTCGAAGTTTCGCTCGGACGTTACATCTACTTGCGGCGTCGGTTCCTAGATAACCGCATATTCAATGTCCCCTTACTGGATTGAATTAACTTCCAACTCAATCCTCGGAACAGTCGCAGGTTGCCAACGGTGCTAACCGTGGTTTAGAATGCCACCTGCAATCGGCTACAAATTTTTCAATCACGTCGAGTTCGTGTTCGACGTATCAGCACAGTCAGCTTGTTCAGCTTCCTTGGTTCTATTATATATCTAGTTTCGGTAGATGCAAATGGATTTATCGTTGATTTTTTAATGATTCAATTGATTTTTATTGATACATGAGATACAATATCTTTATCGGCTGCATTTTGGACGGCTGCTAACCGTCCTTCCCTCTCCGCAATGGAGAGGGTTTTTTATGTACCAAACTATTTTGCCACTATTTTAGACTCATTCTATAATTAGTACTGCCTAATTAGCTTGACCTAATTAGTACTGCCTAATATAATAGAGCAAAGATACTCACGAGGTGTCATTTGGCAGATACAACCTTCCGGGGCAGACTAAGGGATTCAATCAATGTTTCGCTTCAGAACTTGAAGCGATTCCGAGTCAACCGCGCTAAATTCGTTGAAGTCTACGCTGGCAACCTCTACAATCCTGAAGGCTCGAACTTCAGGAAGACGCCGGACTACGTGAACCTCATTCAATCAATGGTTCGCACGTTCACCTATCTGCTTGTGTCTAACGACCCTGCCGCACACGTCTATAGCCCCAATAGCGAATACACCCGTTCAGCCCGTCTCCTCAAGCTCATAATGAATGACGAAATCAAACGCATGGGCCTAGGCGAAGTGATGAGCGGGTGTGTGTTGGACTCGTTTTTTGGCATGGGCATAATCAAGGTGGGACTCGAAAAGGGTTCACGTCCGGGCGTTACGTCTGCCGGATTCTGCGACGTGAAGCCATTTGCCGCACGTGTTGACTTGGATAATTGGGTTCAGGATATGGGCGCGGCTGACAGGGCGCATATGCAGTTCATGGGGGATTTCTACCGTGTCCCGCTCAAGGAGGTTCAGCAGGATGAACGCTTTGACAAGGATATGCGTGAGAAACTAACTGCCGTTCCGTATTGTCCAGTTGACAACTTCGGCATACCCAAGGTTCAGAATCTAACACGTCGCGGTTCAGGCATTGTCAATTACAACGACTTGCACGACCAAACCAATCTGCTGGATGTTTGGCTTCCACAGGAGAAGGTTCTCTACACTACGGACTTCGGGCTGGCGTTGGACAAGCCGCTACGTGAACTTGACTGGAACGTCCCTGAGCATGGGCCATATCATTTTCTGGAATACGTACGTGTTCCCAATAACCCATTTCCCGTTCCGCCCGTTATGACCGTCTCCGATTTGTCGCGTGTAGCCAATGAACTCTACTACAAGGTTGTTCAGCAGGGCTTGCGCCAGAAGACCATCACTGCTTACGACGGCACAAATGAAGCCGATGCGCAGCGCATAAAGAACGCGAAGGATGGCGAGGTAGTTCACGTCAATAACATGCGCGGCATTCAGGAGGCCAAACTTGGAGGGCCAACGCAGGAAGTTGGAATCGTAGCGGATGACGTTATGAAAAAGTTCAACTTCTTTGGCGGCAATCCAGACTTGCTTTCCGGCTCTGCCAAACCCTCGCCTACCGCTACTCAGGATACGATGTTCCAAGAGGCGTCAAGTCAAATGCTGGCATCGCAGCAAGACCAAGTGTACGCTTGCACCAGGGGCGTTCTGGAAGACATTGCTTGGTATGTCATGGATGACCCCGACCCGCAGTATACAATCTTCGACGCCGTATTGAAGGGCATCGACCCGATACCGCAGGAAGTCTCCAAGGAGGATTTGCGCGGCTCTTGGATAAACTACACGTTCGACATTGTGCCTTACAGCATGGCGCACATGACACCCGGACAGCGGTTGAATTCAGTCCAGCAGTTCCTTGGCGCATTTGCCCCGTTCGCGCAGATGGCGGCGGCTCAGGGCGTAACGCTAGACGTTAAACAGCTTGCCGAGATATGGGCCAATAACAGAAATCTTCCCGAAATCAAGGCGTTGCTGCATATCGATTCAGGTATCACAAGCGATTTGCGCAGCATGTCCGGTGGTGAAGGCGGGCCGAAAATCAAGGCTCCCACAAACTCAACCTATACACGCGTAAGCGAATCTGGAGGCCGTCAGTCCCCTCTCACCATGAATGAAATGGCGGGTGGAAATCCGGGCGGGCTTTCTGGTTTGGGCGCGACACAGGGAGCATAAAATGGGCAGGCACAAACTAGAGGTGGAAGCGGAACCAGTGGCGGTTGAACCAATCCAGCCAGTGGCAGCGCAACCCGTCAAGAGAAACGAAAACGCCGAACGGGTGCATAGTGAATGGACTCAGAAGCTGAAGGAGTCCGTTGAGGCCGCAAAAGCGGAGTCCGTTGAAAACAAAGAGGTAGTTCCAGCGGAAGATGAAATCAAGGCCAAGGAGGCGTTGTCCAAGGCAAGCCTAGCCAAGGCTGAGGCTGTTTACAATGCCATATTGAACAAGACTCCAATAGACGTTGACGCCCTGAGTGGAAAGGGCGACGTAGATAAGAAACCAGCGGATGACAAGACCGGAGAGTCCGAAGGCCAAGAGGACGAGTCCGATGAATCTCTGCTGGCGGAAGCCGAACAGCTAGGCATGTCAACCGAGGAGGCCGCAAAGCTTTCACCGGGTACACGTGCAAAACTGATTGACTCGCTTGGCAAGGGGAAAGTCGCAGCAAAGGAACCTGAGTATTCCGAGGCGGACGCCGAAGAGCTTAGAATCCTTGAGTCGGCAGTTGACCCCGAACTGTTCGCAAAGGTGAAGGGCCTTATCAATGCCAAGGGCAAAGAGGCGTTCGAGGTAGGCTTGCAGCTCAAAAGGTTGCAAGACGAATCCAACGCAATGAAGCTCAAGGCAGAGGGAAACGCCTTTGACTCCTACGTGAACGGTCTATCCGCTGAGCCTGAATGGGAATCGGTGTTCGGACGAGGCACCGCAAAGAAGCTGAAGGACGAAGCACCGGAGAAATTCAAGGCGAGAAGCGACTTGTGGGATGAGAAGGAGAAACAGAAGAAGCTAGGCAAGGACTCCAAACAAGCCCTTACCGATGCGTTTTTTATCCTACATGGCAGACGCATGGTTGAAATCAATTCCGCACGTAAGCAGCAGAAACTTGTTGACTATGCGAACAAGGCGATTGCAAAGCCAACTGTTCGCAGCGCGGAGGCCATTTCAAAGGACAATGGAACGCCAGAGGGCAGAAGACAGACATGGATGGACGTAGGTGCGTCAATCCTCAACAAAATCACAGGTAAATAAAGGGAACTCACAATGAGTCTTCAAGAAAAAGATTTCGGAGATTTCTACAATATCTCCACATTGCCGGAACTGAACAAGGGCGAATGGGAAGAGGTTGCTTCGCAACTTACCTCCTATCCCGGCACAAACCTTTTCTTCGGTGGAAAGTTCGCTGCGCCCAATATGGCGACAGTTGACGAATCCATCAAGGGAATCGTTCCGCCCATTACCCCAATGCTTTCCGTCGCCAAGAGCATGGTCTCTTCGGGTAAGGGCATCCTTGGGCGCCTGATGGTAACTGCCAATGGCAACGGCGCATTCGTCGGAGTCAACGACAAAGACCCGACTGCCGGATTCGCTGACGGTATGGTTGAAACATTCGCTCCTTGGAGGCACTTCACCTTCAACTTCGGATTCAACGACTACCTCGTCAAGGAGAATTCCGGCGTCTCGCAGATAATCGACTACCTTCAGGAGCTGAGGGCGCAAGCCTACATCGACTCAAGGGAGAAGCTTGAAAAAGCTGTCTGGAGCGCGCCGTCTTCCGCCAATGACAACCTCAGCCCACTCGGCCTGAAGTTCTGGCTTGGCGCATCGCAGACGCAGGGCTATAACGGCACGTTCGCCTATTCCAGCATTCCTGGCGCGACGCTGGTTGACCAAGCCGCTTATCCGGCTGCGAAGAACTGGACTGACAAGTGGACTGCCCTCAGCAATGACGGCTTCACCAAGGTCATTCGCAAGGCTCTCACCAAAATCAACTGGCAGACGGTTTCCGATGTGCCTGTTCGCGGCAAGGCCAAGAAGGTCATCCTCATGGGCAACGACCTTCTGGAAGAGGTTACGAGCATAGCGGAGAAGAACAATGACCAGCTTGGGCCAGACCTCGCCACCTATTCCGGCATGGTTACGATTAGGGGAGTGCCGATAATCGGTTGCGCCTATATCGATGCCGAGGCCGTCGAAGCCGATAGAAACAAGGTCTACCTCGTGGACGCCACCAGTTTCCAGACGAAGTTCCTTGCTGGCTCCGAATTCACCGAGATGGGGCCGACCCAGCTCAAGGAGACTGCGCATCACCAGTGGAAGGTTGACGTTGACGCCACCTTCAACATCATGTGCAGCAATCCCCGTCGCCACGCCGTCATATCCAAGACCACTTGAATCTAAAAAGAAAGGATTCATGAAATGTCCACAAATCAGAAACAGACCTATCTCAACGCAGTAGACGTTGGGTTTTCCCCGCTCGTCTGTCAGGACGTCAATGACGATGTGATTCCGTTTGACAACAGTCTCGGAACTCTCTTCGTTGACGATTTCACCACGCTTTGCATCGGAGGCTACATAACCGTTGGCACTGCCCATACCTACAACTACAACCACGGTTCGGCCTTCATCGACCTTTCCGTAAGCACTCTCGCACTTTCCAATGCGACCAGCGGAGAGATGGTTGCCACCTTGACCGCCACGCAGGATGTGGAAGTCAACTACGTCGCTGGCAGCAATACCGCCGCGCAGGTTGAAGTCTCCACGACTGCCCCCAAGAGTTGGGCGGTTGAGCAGCGCGTCAAGGTTTCCACCATAGCGACGGACGCTGGCGGATTCTTCTTCGGCGTTGGAACCTATGGCTCTGCCATAACCGACACGCTGATTGACGCCACTCAGCTTCTGAAGACTGCAAATGACTTCGTAGGGTTTCAGGTTGCGCCAACCGCACCCTCGACTGTCTTGGCGGTCTATAAGAAGTCTGGCGTAGCGGATGCCAGCAAGGGTACCGTGGTAGCTGCGGCTCACACCCTCGTTGCCAGC